CACGCATATAACAGACCTCACACACCTAGCCTATATGAACCACCGTGAATCACAATCTAACTCAACCCGTCTCACGCAATTTATCTCTGTACTTTCACACCAATTTTAGACAACAAAAGTGCTAGCTATATAGTATTAGATGAAAAAATTATATATTCTTTTTTTTAGAAAGTTGTTGACAGTTAGACTTGAGAGAGCTATTATGTATTTGTAAATAAGAAAGGGGGTGTAAATTGGATGGTTTATGGAAAAGGACAAGTTGAGAGAAATGTATCTGTTTCAAACTGTACTGTAAATGTGTTTAACAATGAGACAAAGAAATTTGATACAAGGATTATTAGTATTTATGGTAGACACGTTCCTAGAACTGCAAGTTATTTGATAAAAAGAATTGTTGGAGATGTAGAGTTTGTTGTAACTGATGTGGATATTGAAACACATCATTATAAGATGTCATTAAACTATTATGTAAAACATGCTGAGAGGACTAATTAAAATGTCTGAGAATGAAGAGCTTGCACCCGTTGTAGATGCTTCTGCTATTTCTGTATTTAATAAAGATTATATTAATACGCTTTCAATTGATACTTTTGAGGGTAAAATTAAAGCAATTAATGCTTTGAATAATGCTGATTCGTTGAAAGATAATAAAAAGCCTGTAAAAATGGTTGATTGTTTGCAAATTCCCGGAATTCGTAAGGGTCGTAGTGATAATCAAGGAGATTCGCCTTGTATTAATTCTTATATTTTTGACGCTGATGGTAAAGTTTATTTCACGCAATCTGAGGGGATAGCGCGCTCTCTTAAAATGATTGCAGCAATTACACCAAATTTGGGTAAAGATGCAGCTCATGATTATTTGGTTGTCAAGGTAGTTAGCAAGGAGACGGCTAACGGTAATACTATTAAGTCTCTAGTTGTTGATATGTAGTATATATTATATATGAACTCTGGAAAGGTCGTTTCTTATTAAGGGGACGACCTTTTTTAAACGGAGGAAAAATCATGGCACGTTCTAAAAGAGCTTCTGACGAACAATACAATGCTAGAAGAAGAGCTAAACGCGCGCTTGCTAGAATCGGTAAATCTGGTATAGATCTGAATAAAAAAGAATATAGTAAAGTAGCTAAACAAGTACAAGCTTTAAATAATTTTATTAACAAGTCTTATTTTAGCAAAAAGTTACAGTCATATCAAGCTAGCCATAAAGAAATTGCTAAAGCTGAAAGAAAATTAGAAAGTACAAACTTTTATAAATCAATAATCAGTACAAATAGAAGAAGGCCTCGGGAGCCTAAAGAATTAACGCAGCAGCAGAATAATAGATTATCTGCTATGCAAGAAGCTCATTTTCATAGAAATGGAGAAATGAGTAGGTGGGAGCAAGCGCAATTTTATTCTTATACGCAATTTATTTGGGAGGGTACCTCACCGTCTCAAAGGAATAATGCTATAATAGATTATTTAAATGATCATGGTGCTACAGTAAAAGAGCATGGTAGAGAGGTAGAAGTTACCAATTTAAAGTATGCTTTTGATTTTGTTAAATCTATGCATGCAGAAGAATGGGCTATGAAGCGCAAATCTAATAAGTTACGGAGAATGAAAAAATCGTATTGGACAGAAGAGGATGAAATTTTTATGAATGAGGTAGAGCAAATACCTGTTTCTCCGCTGCCTGATACTGATCAGACTTATGGGTTCTAAAAAGAAACTAGAATATGCCCTTGCTTGCGTGTACGACACGGAAACAACTAATATAGATAAGGGGGCAGATTCTAGAGCGTTTCCGTGTCTATATATATGTAATGATATAAGAGGAATAAGTATAGCAGATTATGAGATTGGAAGAGACGATAATATTAAGTTTTTTAGGCATGAAGCAGAAATGATATCGTATATAGATGATCTTGTAGAATGGGGTAAGTGCAATGATCTAGTACCTATAATATGCGCTTATAACCTGATGTTTGATATGCAACCATTAATGGAAGACTTAGCAGAAGAATATGAGATGGAAGTATGTGCACAATCATCTACACATGTATATACATTGGATTTGATAGGAAAGAATTTAGATGGTAAAGAGACTGCAGTACTTAGATTTTGGGACACGTTTTATTTAGAGATGAGGGGACTAGCTGCAATGGGTGAAACATGTGGATTACCTAAAGCAGTGGGGGACTGGGATTACACTAAGATTAGAACACAGGAAACAAAGCTCACAAAGCAGGAATTATTTTACGCTGGAAGAGATACGCAAGTTATACCCGCATATCTCAAATATTTGATGAAGGCAAATTCGTGGTTGTCGCAAAATGATTTTGGTGTGTCAGTAATGACTAAAACGTCTCTGGTTCGGCAAATGGCAAAGCACAAGATCGGGAATATTAAAATAGATAAAAGTAATGGCAAGAAGATAACTCTTAATATGATGTTTGAAAAATTATGTTATCAAGAGTTACCGTCAACATTTAGGTCTTATGGTATAAGAAAAGCTTGTTTTAGAGGTGGACTCACTTTTACAAGCGCTAGATATGCTAGTAGAGTTGTGGAAAACGTGGCAAGTTTAGATGTTACAAGTATGCATCATGCGTTTATAAACGGTAGACAAATTCCCGTTGAATTTAAATTTGAAAACAACAAGGTGTTAGAAGAATATTATAGCAGTATTGTGTCTACTCCTTTAAATAATGTTTTGAAAAATTATGACAAGCCTTTTTTCTGTGCTTGCAATATGCTTATAAGATTTGATAATCTGCGCTTGAAAAAAGGAAGCTGTTTTGATGTATGGGGAATAGCCACTATTCCTAGTTCTAAATTTAGGTCTAAGGATAGTGTGTGGGAAGATAGAAAGATTAATAATTATGCCAATATATATTCTGAGGAGTTAATGCGCCTGAGTGGATACAAAGATAAATGTAAGGGTGCTACGTTTGCTTATGGTAAATTGTATTCTGCTGAGACCGCTTTTTTGCATGTTACTGAGATTGAACTATATCTGTTAACAAGAGTTTATGAATGGGATTCTCACGAATGTATTATGGGTGAAGTTACAAGGAAATTCAAGGTTCCGCCTGACTATATAACTTTGCAAAGTAATTTGTTGTTTGGTATGAAAACAGATGTTAAGAATATCTTAAAAAAGTATAGGCAAGGAACGCTCTATAAGGAAAATATACCAGAGACTATTCCAACAGGAATAGCGCTGAATTTAAAAGCGGGCTCTTTATCTGAGGATTTTTTAAATTCGTATTATACATCAACGGTAAAAGGGCAATTCAATTCTATATATGGAACGCAGGCTCAAGATATATATAAGCCTGAATATATGGTAGATGAGGCAGGGTCTATAGAGATAGATGAGCGCTCTGTTGTTAAAGATTCCAACTGGATAGCTCATCAACCAAATCATTGTAAAGTACTATATACATACGGTACAAGGATAGTAGGAGGTTCTAGGCTGCATCTAGTATTGGCTATGGAGCTTTTATACAGGAGCTTAAAAGGCAGAGTAGCAGTTACGGGTGGAGATACAGATTCATTAAAAATCTCATGTGAAAGAGATGTTTCTGATGATGATCTTTTAGAAGCATTAAGTCCTTTGCATATTGCGATAACGCAAGCTATAGACAGAACTCAAGATAGAGTTAGAGAGGAATACCCTAAACTAGCAAGCGATTTAAAGCACATAGGCTGTTTTGATGTGGAGGATTGTGGAGGAAGCACACGTTATGTAAAACATATGGAAGCTTGGAATAAGGCTAGGATATCGTTGGATATTCATAATAACGTGCATATAACATGTGCAGGACTTTCTAGACCTGAGGGAAAATATAATATAAATGATTATACTGAACATCTTTTGGAGGAACATTCGGCAGAAGAGGTGTTTCCAATAATATTGGGATTTAATACATTTATTTATGATAATTTGAGCTATGGACTTGAGATGCATAGGCCTAAGACAACAGACTTGTTTGATGAAGAAGTGACAGATTATAAGGGTTTTACAAATAAAGTAAAGTCTCACGAAAGTGTAGCACTTTATAAAGCTGGAAGATGGTTTGGAGAGTTAAGCAGGGAAGTTAACTTGAGTAGTATAAAATATGTAAAGAGTAAGTATAATAGATCAATAGATACCAGAGAAAAATTATTATCTTATGAAAAGGGGAAGCCTTTATTGTACATAGATGGAAAAGAGGTTGATATCTGATGAAAAAAGCTCGCTATTATGATTGGGTTAAAACCTTATCTTTTGACGCTGATGTAACGATGGTAATAGGAGCTAGAGGTATCGGGAAAACGTATGGGCTTAGGCTGCAAGACGTTAGAGATTTTATAAAGGGTGGTTACAGGTTTGTAGAAGTGGTTAGATTTAAAAACGAATTATCTGATGTGGAAAAGGATTATTTTGGGAGAATTGAATCTAATGAGGAATTTAAGAATAAGATATTTAAGACAGATTCTCATTATGCTTTCATTGCAGATAAACCAGAAGCAGATAATAAGAAGCCTGAATGGAGAATGTTCGGATATTTTATAGCACTAACACAAGCGCAGAATTTGAAGAAGAGAACATTTAATAAAGTGAAACGGATTATATTCGATGAGGCGGTTCTGGAACGTAGGGATAGATATCATAGGTATTTAAGCGGAGAGTATGGAGTGTTGTCAAACGTTATAGATACAGTGTCACGCGAGAGAGCAGATGTTGAGAGTGTGAAGCCGCATTTATATTTATTAGGGAATGCGTTAGATGTTATGAATCCCTATTTTTTAGCCTACAACGTGGGCATACCCAAAGAAGGGTATACATGGCATAAGAACAAGACGATGATACTTCATTACGTTAAAGATGCTGAATATTCTAAAGCAAAAGCAATCGATACGGTAGCAGGAAGAATGTTGGCAGGAACTGAGGAAGGCGATGTTGCCAATAATAACAATTTCGCGTTAGTGAATGAAGACTTTGTAATGAAGAAAACCAGATGTTCTACTTTTTCATTCGGTCTCATCTATTATGGCAAGAAATATGGTATCTGGGAAGACTGGGTAAACGGGTATTATTTTGTAACTGATAAGATACCAAAGAATACAGGAATGCCTATTTTCTCTCTGACACTTGATGATAACAGGCTTAATTATATAGCAGCAAGGAAGGCAGATGAGCTATTGAAGGGCTTTACTGAGTTGCATTATTGCGGAGTTATACGTTATGAGAGCATAGGAATTAGAGAAGAATTTAAAGAGATACTTGAATTATTCGGAGTACGTTGATAGTATAGAGGCACATGCTGGCACTCATTAGTCAAGTGAGTAGTGATTATCGGGGATAACCTCGTTGGAAGACACGACCCTGAACACGGGAGTTGGTAGCTCCTTTCAACTTGCTAATGAGATTGCTGTATGTTATGATTTAGCCTAGGGGAGTGCAACTTTGTTGTATCTTTCCTAGGCATTATTATTATGTATGGAGGTTAAAAATGAGTGAAGATAAAAAAGATACTGAAAAAGAAGAAAAGCCAAAGGAGGATAAGCAGGAGAAGGCAACAGAAGCGCTTGAAGATAGCACTCCTAAGGAAGATTTCAGTTATGAGAAGACCTCTAAGCGGCTTAGCTCGATAGAGGAAAAATTGGGAAAAATGACAGAGGCATTTGAGAATTTTATTGAATCTGGAGGTGTGGTACGTGAAACAGCTACGGATACGACTGTGCCTGATGAAGATGGAGACAGTAGTATAAATTCTGATCTTGAAAAAGATTGGACTAAAATGGATTTTTCTATTAAATAAGGAGTAAAAATGGCAGTTGATAATGCAACGATTTTAGGTAAAGCGTGGCTTACGGGTACGAATGATTTCCAACAGCGTATTCCGCAGCCGACACAGCAGAATATAACCTCAACAATCAAGGCTCTCTATGACCCTATGAACCGTCAATTTTATAACCAATTTATGGACGTGCTCATTAATAGGGTTGGATTTACAATCGTACGGGGCAAGTCTTGGAATAACGTTCTTGCTCCTTTCAAAAGCGCAAAGATTAATTACGGCAGCACTATTCAAGAGATTGCTCCAAAGTGGATTAAGGCTCATTCGTATGAGGACGATACGGAGACGTTGCTAAAGTTGCAGCGTCCTGAGGCACAGCAATGGTTCCATTCACAGAACCGTAAAGATCGTTACGATATAACGGTTAACGATCAAGAGCTCAAGACAGCTTTTGTAGATGAATATGGGCTGAACAACCTTGTATCTGAGATTATGACTGTGCCTAATAACTCTGATAACTATGATGAATATCGTATCATGGTGCAGCTTATTGCTGAATATGAGAACCGTTGGGGCTTCTTCAAGTATCATCTTGATGCAGTTCCAACGGACGAGGCAACGGGGAAGGCTTTCCTTACTGCAATTCGCACTTTCTCTGAGCGTTTGAAATTCGTATCAACGCTTTATAACGCGCAGAATCTTACTGATATTCCCGTGTTTGCAGAGCCTCAAGAGCTTATCTTGCTTGTCACACCTGAGACAAGCGCATCTGTAGATGTTAATACCCTTTCAAGCGTGTTCCAACTTGACAAGGCCAATTATACGGTTTCTAAGGTTGTTATTGACGAATTTCCAATTCCCAACGCGGTTGCGCTTCTTACCACACGGGACTTTTTCGTTTGCCATGATACCAATTATACGGTTACCTCTTTCTACAATCCACAACGTGTGGACGTCACTTGGTATCTGCATCACTGGGGAGTTTACAGCGTTTCGCCGTTTGTGCCTGCTATTCTGTTCACGACTGATAAAGGCACTGCTACTACGTTAGTTACTCAAACCGTGACGGGAATTGCTGTTGCTATGGCTGCTACTAGTGTTGCTGCTGGGGATAAGGTAGGTATTACCATAACGCTTGCAGGTACTATCACAGATAATGACGCTGATATAACCGTTGCGCCTGATGCTGCTACTTATGAGCTTAGCGCGGCAGACGCAAATAGCAAAGCAGTTACTCTGGATAGTCGTACGTTTGTTGATGATCGTGGGCAGCTGCATGTAGGGGAGAAGGTTCCTAGCGGAACTATTATAACCGTTAAAGCTACTTCTACTTATACTAACCCCTCTGGAGCTACTACTGAATACAGTGCTACTGCTACTGTAACTGTGGCCTGACCTCACCACTAATACAGTATTATATATGTGGGCTGATGTGCAGTAGCATTAGCCCACTTTTTGTAGAGGAGGGATGATGGCAAATAGTTTTCCGCACTTGAACGACACAAGCTTTCCTGATTTGCAAAACGTGAATACGTTTAAATATCAAAACAACTTCAATTATTCTAGATGGGAACCCGTAAATAAGATACATTTATGTAAGGTTCTCTGGAACAATGATTACGCTGATGTTGTGAAGTTCGATAGTGACACAGCGCGAGATGCATATTTTGATTCTATAGCGTCTGCTGATATAAATTTAAATACCATGTTTCAAGTTTTACCGTCAGTAGAGATAAAGATACCTATTCCTTATAATGTTGCTGCAACATATAATTATGTGTTTTTTGAATCAAAGATAATGACAAGCGAAAGTGACCCTATTAATTATGAGAATGTGAATAGGGTAACACGCTTTTATTATTTCATTAACTCTGCTCAATATAGCGCACCTAATACAACATTATGTGAAGCACAGCTAGATAGCTGGACAACCTATATAAATTCAGTTGATATACCATATATGGTTCTTAATCGTGGGCACGCCCCAATGAAAGCAATATCTGTAGAAGAGTATCTTAAAGATCCAATAGATAACAATGAGTTGCTGCTTTCGCCTGATGTCACGTTTGGAGACACTTCAGTAATAGCTAAGAGCCAATTCGTACCCGTAAACAACGGTAAAAAATATATATTGATTGCGCTTAATATGAGTGCTGCACAGTTAAAAAGTATTGTTTATCCATCGAGTGGGAACAACGAGAATACAGCAGCTACCTTTAGCGATAGCTCTGACCGTTATGGATATCAATACAACGTTAATAATTATGATTGGGGAATAGGTGGCTATGACTATTCAAACTCTGCATTAGGAACAGCAGCGTATCAAAGCTCTGATAACATAATACCTAATAATAACTGCATTATTGCTTGTAGCGCTAATAATGCCTCTACTATGTTTTCTAATATGCAAGGTCAAATTCCTTATCTGTTTAAAGCAATACAGGCTTGTTACATGGTCGATGATACGATGTTTTCAGTGCAGGACACTTTTACACTTTGCGGAGTTTCAGTAAATGTTATAGGCAAAGCAGACGCTTCAATAATAGGGGATTTTACATTAACTAAAGATAATTTTAATTTTTCAAGCGAATATGAGAATATAACTAAGCTTTATACATTCCCGTATTCATACATAGAAGTAACGGATAATAACGGGAACAAGAAGCAGATTCATATCGAAAACATTAGTAATCCTAAAATAGTAAAAGATGTTTCAATAGCTTTCCCCTACATATCGATACAAGCATATATAGCAGGTGTTAACGGTAGTGGAACGTTGACATATAAATGGGATAAGCTGGATAATAGCGAGATAACAAAGTCTATTTATGCTGATGATTTTGGTGACTTTCTGTGGAAATGGGATATACCTACATATGCACTTTATGTCAATGCTTATGAAGCATATAAGGCTGATAATTTTGCAGAGCAGTATAGCAAGAGATACAACGCGATAAAGGACTATCAAAAGACAGTTCGAGATGCAAACACAGAGTATCAAAATGCAATAGATTCTGCTGAGAACACGGCTGCAATGACTAACAACAGTGCAGCTACAGAACTTGCTAATGCAAACCGTGGTGCTGATACTTCTTATGAAATAAGTGCAGCCTCTGCAAGCACGGGGAAAAGCAATACATATGATTCAGCGAATGCGGCTCTTAGCAATGCGAACGCAGGCGCTAATACTGCTAATACTAATGCAAACAACAGTGCCGATCTTACGGTGCTCAACACTTCGGTATCTACAGCAGCTAATGCTACTGTAACAGCTAGGAACAATACTTATAAAGCTGGAGTTACGAACGACAACAACAGCCTAAACAAGGCCAATCAAGCTTGGGACGCAGGACTTACAAGAGCTGTGACTGATGCAGAAAATACAGCTACTACTGTTTCTGGCGTGATGAATGCAGTAAATGGGGCTGTTAATGGTGCGGCTGGAGCCGCTGCAAGTCTGGCTACGGGAAATGCCTTAGGTGCGATAGGTTCTATAGCAAGCGGTATAGCAAGCGCTGCGGATTCTGGTGTGTCCACATGGGCAGCCGTTACTAAAAATAGCACTGTGGCTGAGGCTACAATTTCTAATACACAGTCTAAGCTTGAAGAGATAAACAATAATAACTCTGGGGTGTATGAATTAACAGCCTCTAATAACACTGATAACACGTCTACGTCCAACTATGCATCTAACACAGCGGCTGGCAACGCCTCATCTGTGATGAAAACTAATGCATCAAATACTGCAACTACAGCTAAAGCCAATGCGTCTAGAACGAATAGTGCTACTATAGGAAATGCAGACAGATCATATAGCACAAGCATATCTAATGCAGGAGAGCTGCAAAGCACATCTAAGACAAATGCGGCTGCAACTAATTCTACGACCGTAGCAAATGCTGCGCTTAATAAAAATGTATCTGAGGCTAATAGTGGATACGCAAGAGGAACAAGCGTGGCTAATGCGCAGGTAAGCTTAGAGCAGCGCAGGATTGAGAACCAACAGGATTATAAGTCTAAAAGGTTTGCAGCGCCTATGAAAATTGGTGCAAATAGCGGAGATTACACGCTGGACGCTATGGAGCGTAGGGGCTTGCAGATAAAAGTACGTACAAAGCGCAAAGGCGATATTGCTCAAATTGGCGATCTGATGCTAAGGTTTGGATATGCCCTACAGCAGATTTGGGACGTCAAAAACTCTGGATTAAATATAATGAAGAACTATACTTATTGGAAGGCAGACGATATCTGGATTAACCTAGGAGAAGGCGTTGCGCAAAATGCACAGAATGACATAAAAGACGCTTTTATGAACGGGGTAACAGTTTGGTCTGACCCAACAAAGGTAGGGAAGGTGAGTATTTATGACAACTAGCGCGGATACTACAACTACTACTACAGATACGGTAAACACTACTACAGATTATATATCGTTGGCTGATTCAGACGGAACAAGGTCTGTGGCAAAACTTGCTGAGGTAGCTGCAAGCGATGGCTATTCTGGTATGACTGACAAAGAGATTGAAAAGCTGATAGCCTATAAGACGGCGCTTGCACAGCAGAATGCGGAAACGGCAGCTAGTGTTGTGGCAAGGCAAGCTGCGCAGGCTGCTACACAAGCAAAGCTGGAAGAATCACTTGCGAACAGTCAAGCGGTGCTTAATAAGATTTTAAATGCAACCTTTACTCCTAAGACAGTAACAGGAAATGAGGTGAGTTAATTGAGGCATAGGCAAAAGCGCAAGGTTGATTCAATGGCAGGTATGAATGGAGATATGTATTTCCAGTCTGCTGATTATACGAAACGTTTATATACCATGTTCAGACAGCAGATAATCAAGCTTGCAATAAACAGGTTCAAATGGATTAATTTACCTAAGGAATGCAATGAGCGCTACTTGGAAAGAACACTTCTATATCAAGGAATTGCTACTATAGCTTTTCCTAAATATATACCTTGGCTAAAAGGTCAATTTTTCAGTACGCAGGTTATTTATAGAAGCCCTCCTGACGTATATGATAATCCGACTAAATGGAGAAGCATAGGTAACAATGGCTGGAACTTTAGCTGTGACTACAGAAACGGCGTTATCGTTTGGGATAACAGGCCTAGATATCCTCTCATAGAAACTGTAGAGCTATATGCGAGGGATTTAGCAGATATACGTAGAACACAGCAAATAAACCGTATGCATACCAAAACGCCTTACATAATAAATTGCGCACCTGAACAAGAGCAACAAGCGTTGAATATATATAAGCAGATAGCAGGATATGAACCAGCAATTATAACGACTAATCTTACAGATCGTATTGAGATAAATGCAATACAGACTGGCGTGCAGTTCATAGGAGAGGAGCTTAATGCAGCAGAGCTTAATATGTGGGCACAAGTATATCAAGCTTTAGGCATTGAAAATCTTAGTTTCAAAGCTGAACGTATGGTGCAAGATGAGGTTAATAAGCGAGATGAGCCATCTGATATTTTGTCTTTAGATGGGCTCAATTGTCGTAGGGAAGCATGCAAACAGTTAAACGACAGGTTCAGCGAATATCTAGATAAACCAATAGATTGCGTATGGGCTAAAGATAATGAAAGCGTTAACTTTAACACTGTTAACAATCTACAAGATTTATCTGCGCTTGACAGTGGGGGTGATAGCGATGTTCGTTGACTATGATGAAGATGATGATTATGAAAATGAAGACGAATTTCATTCTGTTTTTACCATACAGCTCGGAGAACTAATACATGACGGGCTTGTTAATTTCAACGATGGTACATGGGATAGCCTACAAGACGGCACTCCTATAGATTGGTATAATGAAGCGCAGGAAAAACGTTTATATGCAAAGCTGCAACAGAGATACTATTATCGTGAGATAGGCGAGCTACCCTATAAGAGGTGGAAGAACGATCTTTTGTCGAGGCTTGCAGCGATCATGCCTAAATATTATCTAGCATATGCAGCCCTTGACAAAGGCGTTAATCTAATGCAGCTGCGTGATATATATGCTAAACATCGAAACATCTATTCAGATTTTCCACAGACGATGCTTAGTGATAATGAGGATTATGCATCAACAGGTAATGATAATGAATCTGAAGAAGTGACTGAGGGCAATTTTGTATCTCTAGTAAAGTCGTTACGAGATAGTTACAATGACCCTGACAAAATGATATTAGATGAGATTGACATAATGTTCAATTGTATGCTAACATCTAACATAAATGGTTATTAGGAAGGACGAACTCATGGATTCATCTGAAGCAGGAGGTTCGTTCATTCCATCTTTTATGGACTGGACAGCTTACACGCCAGTAATTCCAAAACTCTATTGGGATATTTACTCTCAAGAGGAGCGAATAAAGCGTCTTTGTAAGCAATATGACAAGCTCTGCCATTATTCGAGCGCCATAGCTAATCAAGTAAACCTTAATACAACTGAACTTGCTGAGATAACTCAAGAGTTCGAGGATTTTAAAAACTCTGGTTTCTATGACTATTATGAGCAGCAAGTAAAAGATTGGATTGAGAACAATCTTGCACTGCTGTATGAAATGATGGCTAAGCAGGTCTTCTTTGGGCTTACTAAAGATGGCCATTTCTGCGCATATGTTCCTGATTCTTGGAAAGATATTCAATTCGACACGGGCGCCGTATATGGGCGCAGCGATTATGGCCGTCTTATATTGCGTATGAACGTAGATGGTGATAACGCGATTGATAATACCTATAGTTATACGTTAGCTCAAGACACCACTACAGAGCAGATTAAAAGCGATCTTGAAACAACAATTAATAAAACAGATGAAATGTACGATACTTTATATAGCGGCTTATCAAGCGAGGAGGTGTAATAAATGCCTATATCAAAAGATCAATACATGCGAGAAGCTGAAATAGATACTATAGATTATATAAATGACGCATTTAATTCTAACGATATATTGCAAACGACTAAAGGCGGTACTGGGAATTCAAACGGTACCGTAGCTAAACTTACAACAAGTAGAACATTGCAAGTAAATTTAGCGTCTACCACAGCAGGCTCTTTTGATGGTAGCTCTAACATTCAGATTGGAACAACTACAAACCCTTTACCGATAAGCACAGGAGGAACAGGAGCTACCGCAGCTACAGCTGCAAGAGATAATTTAGGAATAACAGATTTGCTTTCTGTATCCGATTACATATCTTTAAATGATAACGTATTATATACTAAAATATTAGGTATAGTATTCGTGCTAATAATTGATTTAGTTTGTGGTAATACTGGGCAATATCTGGTAGGGACTTTACCGGCAGGATATAGAGCAGGCAGGATCGTAACTGAAGCGATTGTTAACAATGCAAATGCTGCTTCAAGTATTTGGACAGGCACTACTGGTAATATATATATATATGCATTAAACACGACAGCTAAGTATAATACGCAATTTATTTTCTTGGCTGGTATATAAATGTAAAAATGAAAGGGAGTACAAAAAAATGGCTATTGCAAGTTTAACGTTCGGTAAATATCTACGACCTTCTACAGTGGAAGCTATGAATAAGATAAATGAACTTATAACTGCTATTAATAGCTTATCTGATACCTCAAATGACGTTGCAACTTTAAAAACGCAAATGAGTACAGCAAACACTAATATAGGAACTTTACAAACTCAAATGACTAAAGTTAATACTTCTCTTTATACAGATCTTTCTACTGCTGAAACTACGGACAACTCTTAAATTAAGGGGCCATAATGGCAGTTACACAATATATAGGGGCAAGATATGTTCCAAAATTCAATGCCCAAATGGAATGGAATTCTACCAACACTTATGAGCCTCTTACGGTAGTATTGCATGAAGGTAATTCTTACACATCTAAACAGTCTGTACCCGTAGGAATTGATATAGCCAACACTGATTACTGGGCGGAAACTGGAAACTACAACGCGCAAGTTGAGGCATATAGGCAAGAAGTCCTTAACTTACAGCAAAATGTTAGCGCTAATACTACCTCCAATACCAATCAAGATAAACAGCTTGCAGGAACTGCGGATAGTGGACTTAAGCAGTTGATTAGCGCTAATACTACCTCCAATACCAATCAAGATAAACAGCTTGCAGGAACTGCGGATAGTGGACTTAAGCAGTTGATTAGCGCTAATACTACCTCCAATACCAATCAAGATAAACAGCTTGCAGGAACTGCGGATAGTGGACTTAAGCAGTTGATTAGCGCCAATAGTGATTTAATAAATAAAATATATCCATTAGACAAAACTCCAACTGAAAATAGTATAAAAGGAATTTCTAGTGGAGGCGTATTCGATTCTATAATTTATAAGCAAGCAACGCCTACGATGATAGCTTATAGTGCGCCTGGTAATTCCTCTTGGGCACCCGTACATTTGTATGCCTCTTATGATAATTATAGATTTGGAGATTGCGGCCTAATACATGATACGTCTGGGAATACGATATACGCAGACTCAAGCAGCCTATTTATAGATAATGATAATTTATATATTATCGAAAATACAAGAATGTATAGAGCTATCGATCTATTAACTTTTGAGCTAATACAAGATACTAAGTCTATATTTCAAACAGGCGTTCCTAGCTCTTTAATTAATGTATGGGGTACGTTTGTATTTTTTGATACTATATCAAACCAATATTATATTTATGCTGCACTAGGCTCGAAAGATGGTGGATACGATGGAGATTTTCAAATTTATTGCGCTGTAGCTAAATCAATTTCAGATTTTACTCCTAGCCTAGTAAAAACAAAAATTAACCTAGAAGGGTTTGATAATGTAATAGACCCTAACATAACATATTATAATGGCACTTATTATATAGCCTTTAAGGACGAGACTACAGCTGAAATTCATGTAGCCACCTCTACAACCCCCACATCTTTTACTGTAAATGACACATTGTTCACTCATAAGGGCAGAGGTTTTGAATCGCCGCAAATCATTAAATTAGCAAATAAACTTACCTTATGGGCTGACGGATTTTATATTTCTGGAAAAGATAGCGCACACCCAAATCCGTACAGCCCTATAATTTTTGGTGGTTTCGACTGCAACGGCTGGTTTCCTTTGGAAACAAATGCGCTTTTTAATATGATCATACCAGCTGCCAAATCAACTACCAATCATTCTGCATCTCCAAAATTAAGACATCCTGCTTTTTCTGCTATAAACACCGTTATATATAAACTATTAAATAGTACCATTTTAACATTTACAAGTGTTGATCTTAATACACAAAATTGCGGTATAATAGCAAATAGTTTGAATACTGTTGTGGACGGAGACTCTTATACTATTACAAACGCACCCGTATTAAATGATGTAGGACTAGGTTCGCATAAACTTATATTAAATTATGAGCAAGTTTTCAACTTTGCAAAAATGTTTTATATAAAAAACGGTACTTCTAATAGCAATGCTTCAATAACTTTAAATAACAATTTTAATGGAGGTTCATCGACGGGACCTTATTTACCAAATGGTAATGGAGAAACAACTGCTTTTTATGGAGCAGATTTAGCATATCAATTTAAGGTACGGTGGAGCTAATCCATTTATGACTATTGACTCTAACATACTAGGAGTTATCACAAGTGTATTAAGCTCAGTATTTACAGCTATAATATTAGTTATACTTACGAAAAAATTGCCTAGCATAGTACATGATATCAAATCCTTGCACAATATAAATAACACATTAGATAACTTGCGCGTTAAGTTTGACACTCTGAATAAAACTATAAACGATGAAAGCGCAGAACGCATAGATCACGAGAAAAGCTTTGCAACTAGTGAAGTCTTTAACTCAAGGATATATCTAATATTAACTCACACCAAACTAATGGACAAAGGTACAGCAACTTACAGCGAGCTTAAAGATTATCAAGATGCTTACCATAATTATGAATCTCTCATTACCATGAGCGGTATAGATAACGGAGTAATGGAAAAGTACTATAATGATGTGCTAGACCTATCCATTGAGAAAGAGTCAGCTTAGGAGCTATCATGGCAGAAACAAGTACAACTATAACACAAACTAAAGTTTATCTACTTTCAGATAAAGTCTATGCCATTATCAAACCGCTAGCGATGTATGTATTCCCTTTGCTATCCTTGGGTTTAAAGATCGCTGCAATCGTTACTGGAGTAGACGTGCTGACAACTCTAGGAGATTATTGCATTGCAGCAGCGGCAGCGCTTGGAACATTATGCGGAGTGTCAACTAAGACTGCTGTAGATATAACAGAAAAGGTTGAAGAGGCAGTGAAAGCTATCGAGGACGCTAAAACAGAGGGGACTACAAGTGCTTAACGATACTAAAATAAATCACAGGAAAGTAGCAGCTGTAAGCGCTGGGGTTATGCTCGGCGCTTCTTTGATTTTTAGCCCACACGCCGCGATAGCCGAAACGCTTAACGGCTATGACATTGCGTCATATCAAGCTGGCATTAACAACACTCAAACAAAGGGCGACTTTGTAATCCCAAAGGCCACACAGGGGATTGGCTATACTAACCCATATTGGCGTGGTTGGGCAGACCAGACTCTCGCAGCTGGCAAAAAGTTGGGGCTGTACCATTATGCTTCTGGCGGTAATGCTACGGCGGAAGCCGACCACTTTGTTAATGAGGTTGGAGACTATAGCGGAAAGGCTATATTTGTCCTTGACTGGGAGAGCTACCAGAACAGCCTTTTCGGCACAAGCGGACAAAATCAATGGATATCCGACTTTGATGCAGAAGTCTATGCACGCACTGGGCAGCATATTGTTGTCTATGCCTCGGAGAGTGTTGCATATGACCTCGGCGTTGATAACGAGCATCTCTGGGTAGCGCAATATGCTTCAAACAATGATGTAAGTGGTTACCAGACTGATATCTGGCGCATGAGCGCTAATATCGCTGACAATGTGGCTATAAGGCAATACACCTCTCGGGGATATATTGATGGGTGGAATGGTGCTCTTGACCTCGATATCTTTTATGGCGGAACAAGCGACTGGGATACGCTAGCTAATGGCTCAAACGCTAGCGATCCAGGCGAGAAGCAAGCAACATACACTTACGGTATTGATGTTGACGGCTATGCTGGGTATAACACGATCACGGCTTGGCAGCAACAGCTGCATTGCTCTATCGTGGACGGCTCCATATCTGGTCACAACGCATGGCGGCACGCCTATGCCCCCGCCATTACAAGTACCACTTGGGATAAGTCGTATCTCTATGGTTCGAGCTTTGTAAAGCAACTGCAAACATATCTCATCAACAACGGATATAGCTGTGGCTCAGCTGGGGTGGATGGATATCTCGGCAGAATGACCATACGTGCCGTACAGCAATATCTCGTTGATCACGGCTACGATATAGGGAGCTCAAGCGTTGATGGCTATCTTGGATATGATACCGCAGTAGCATTACAGCAATCGCTCAATGACAATGCATGGGAGTGAAATATGTGGACACTTAAAATATTTAAGAACAACGGAACCAGCATGGGACAGTTTTCATTCAGTTCTAAACAAAATCTTGAAAACTGGATTAAAAAACACGTAACTATAGCTCAAACCAGATACATAGACGATACTCGAACATGTGAACTTTTTATGTCACCAAATAGTATCCGTTCATAAATACAATGACAAAAAAACTATAAGCCCTCTAATTAAGGAGGGCTTTTCTTTGACTATAACCCCTCTCTATAGTACTGCAAATAATATACTATTATCGAAAGCTCTCTCATATAAAATAGGCAAAGTTGAAGCTCAAATTCTGCAAAACTCTTATTACTATTTTTAAATTTTGAACGCGCGTATAGAAAAGCTACATAAAACATTTTAATAAAATGTTGAACTATGTAGATATTGTGAATTTACCTCTGAATATTGCTTTTCAGATGGATATATGATATACGCGCGTGCTATATATACAGGCGAAACATAGAATATGTAGTAATTGTGTAGATAGAAATACAAGCATTGAAAGCACTCTCAAACGGCTATATTTATAAATAGAAGTTGACCACAAGAAAGGAGATTTATTTTAAATAATGGATATCACACAAGGATTTATAGGTTTTATAATCGGTCTTTTCTGTTGGTACATAACTGAAAGGGGCAACAAAATGGAAAAAGGAAATTGGGATAGAGACGATTGCGCAGATATTTTAGATACAATCCTCACTTACATGTCAGAAAATCAACTATTGCAAGAAATAGTACTCAATTATTTATCAACTGAAGAAACTGAAAAAATGCTAACAAGTATCGCAACAGACTACGATATAAATCTATATGATGAAGATGAAAGTGAGGAATAATGCTAAAAGTTGAAGATGTATTTACCGTAGCAAAAAAGGAAAACTTACATTGGCTACATAAATACTATATAAAATTAGGAAATAAATATAGGCTGATAATCGTCGAACCCTATAGAGACCCCTATAGCACACATTGGGAATATTACTATGAACTTAGCACTTTAGAAGATAAATATATATACACTAGTCCTACATTCGAACATCTAACAGAAATGATAATTGATCTGATGTATACGCTAGCAATTAAAGGGTATGAATAAAATGATTAATAAAGATTGTTATATAATTGCTCATATTTTAGCTTCAGAAATAATAAACCCCGACCTGATCGAAAAAAGTTATAAATATCTTACATATGAAAAACCACGTAGGCATTGCAAACTACATATTTACTACCCTCAAACTTTAATGTATAAAAACGGCTTTATCGACCCTAGCGCTCCCGTAGGTTCTAAATACGTAGTAGCTTATTATCACAATAGATATTTCCCTCTACTTATAAATTATATTACTAATCACGGCTACATTTATAAAAATTCTTTCTATTCATTCGAAGGAGCTTTCGACTATTTATTACTTTTAGCAGATGAAGAGAGGCTATCTAGAATCACTCTAGATGAAAAATACGATATGCTGTATTTCGATTTATTCCAAGAAATAACGATAGGATAAAACTATGGATACAATAATCGTCATAATATTATCACTACTATTAGCGATCGCACTTTACAATCTGCTAGACAAATAGAAAGGTTTACTTAAATGGACGCTCAACAATTATTAAAATGTACGGCAACCGTATACACTTTAAAAGCTAGTAATGACTATGTAACCCTGATAGATAAAAACGAAAATCTACTAGTATTACGTCCTACAAAATACAAACCAATATTTATTTTAAAGTCATATAAATCATACGTTTGTATAGCTACCCCATGGGATACATCTCGCGTTTATTTTCTACCTCAATACAAATATTCTAAAACCACTCAACAGCACGAAAGAAAGTTTTTCAAAGAATATCTACATCAAAGCTATAATATAAGCGATTTTAAACTAATAAATGATTTTAATCTATTAGATGAATATTATAACATAGATACAGCTCCTCTAGGCATTTGCATTAAAGGCTTTAATATTAACTCAAAGCTAGCGCGGTGTTCAAAATGAATGATACTACAACAGTACTAATAGCCTATCTTATAGTTATGTTACTACTACTTATATTTTCACTAGTAGCTATAATAATAGTTGAAAAAATACGTTGGAGAGGAGCTAATGAGATTGCGCAGAAGGTGAGAAAAGAACTTGACAAAAAGAAGTAATACCATTATCATTATTATGTAAGTAACTAATAGCTAAGGGGTTTAAAATGGCAAAGAACAAACGTAAATTCACGGCGACTATTTACACGGTCGAATATTCAATACTGCAATCTAACGGGGTTATTAAGCATTATGAACCACAGAAATTTGGTACTAAAAATAAATCAAAGATTAAAGCCGAAATTGCTAAAGCTTTTGGATGTAATAAAGATTCTATAATTATTCAACTTATAACAACTAAGACAACCACATATATTATACCTGATCTTGCGAGCGCGATTGAAGCTGGCTTTATAGTTGAAGAAAGTGATATACTGCAAGATGCTAAAATTGATGAAGATAATGATTAATAACTAATTTTATAATAAATATATAAGTGCTAGCTATATGTTATATATGGCTAGCACTTTTGTTGTCTAAAATTGGTGTGAAAGTACAGAGATAAATTGCGTGAGACGGGTTGAGTTAGATTGTGATTCACGGTGGTTCATATAGGCTAGGTGTGTGAGGTCTGTTATATGCGTGATTAGGTGAGACGTAGAATTGGGACTTGCGGAAAAAAAAGAAGATA